ATGTATCCTAATGATTCTAAATCATCTCTTCTGCTTAATTCAGTGTATTTATGTGCATTTATACTTGCATACATATAACTACCAATTAAACCATGTGTATTTTTTATTGATATATGCTTATCATTTTCTATATATGTTTTGCAAAACCCAAAATCAATTATATACAAATTGTTATTAGTATCAAACAAAAAATTATCTGGTTTTATATCTCTATGAACCAATTTTTTTTCATGAATCATTTCTAATAATTGAATAATTTTAATACCAATTTTTAAAATTAAAGATAGAGAGAATTTTTGCAGTTTATTTTTTATTTCTTGCAATGATTTACCTAATAAATTAATTACCATATAATAATTTTCATCATCTTTACCAAACCATTTTATATTAGGTATACCTTTGTTATTATTTAAATACTGATATATGATAGATTCATTTTTTAATAACTTATGGTTTGTTTTAATATTTTCTACTTTTATTGCTACAAATTCTTTTGTTCGTATATTTTGTCCTTTATAAATAGAACCAAATGAACCATTACCTATTTTTTCTATTAATAAATATTTATTATTTATAATCATTATAAATAATGAATAAAAGTATTTAATATTTTATTAAAAATTTAATATATATATGGTTATTATGTGTAAATATAAAACAATTAACTGATGAAAAATTAATAAAATCTTACCTAATCTTGTTACTGGATTTAATCCACTTATTCCTATACTACATTGAATAGTTGTACTTAATAATAAATAATCAATCCATGAATCATGTATATGTTTATCACCATAATCAAAATCATTATCAAAATGTTTATATAGAAAAGTAAAAAAAATAATACATATTAATTGAAAAAAAGCAGTTTTTAATATTCTTTGCATATATAATTAAAATATATTTTATAATTTATAATGCAATGTTATATAATTTAATAATTTATATATACAAAGATTGATTAGTAACAACATATTTTAATGTCATTCCTTGAATTTCTTTTAATTTACTTAACAAATTTATATTTCCTATCATTTCAGCAATTTTTTCCATTTCATTTGCAATATTGTTAATTTTTAAAAGTGCTTTTACAAATTCACCTAAAAATATTTCTTTTTCTTTTAATATACTTTGTAATACCAATTTACATTCATCAACATTGCTACTATCACACCATTCATTTAAATAATTTAATAAATCATAATGTATATTATAATCAGATCCACTATTAATATTATTTAAGTCTTCTTTTTCCTGACATTCTAATATTATTTGATTTATTTCTTTAATTACATCATGTAAAACAGTATCATTTGTTTGTGGATTTATATCTTTTAATTCATCTTCTATCTTTATATTTGTAAAACAACTAAATAAACATACTAATTGTTTAGATGATAATTGGTCTAACAATTTGTTTTCTATTACTTTTCCAAATACTAAACAAGGCAATTCTTTCAATTGACCAGTTATTTTTCCTTTTAGTGTTAATTGAATGACAGATCTATTTTCAAAATCACCTTCAATTAATTGATTATCTTTTAAAATGTTAAATACAATATTTACATTTGTTTCAATATATTTTTCTAATGTATTATATTCGTTATTTAAATGAATTAATTCATTTTGTTTATACATTATTGATTGATATGTTTTCTTTTCATTTTCTATAAATTTATAATTTTCAATTATTTCTTGCAATTGTTTTTCAACATCTTTACGTTGTTTGTTTACTACATTTAACCGTTTTTCTTGCAATTCAATATATTTTTTTATTATATTAATTGGTGTTTTAAACCCATTTAAACATAATTTAATATTATCTAATTCGCAATTTAAAGAAGAAATTTTATTATATACTTCTTTTTGTTGACAAGTTAAATCATTTGTTATCATACTTTTATTACTAAATGATACAAAATCAAAATCACAAATTTCAATTAAATTTAACAATAAATTATAAGATATTTTAAATTTAGAAACAAGCGTTTGAGGTTTACCATGCATCATTTGTTTGTATGATATAGAATCTACATTTCTAAACAAATTGTTCAAATGAATAACATGTCCAACTTTATCTAAACCTAATCTACCTGCTCTTCCTGCTGCTTGTACATATTCATGACCATGTAACATTCTTAATGATGTTCCATCATGTTTATTAATATCTGTAAAAATACAAGTTTTAACAGGTAAATTTAAACCAATAGCAACAGATTCTGTTGCAAAAAGTAGTTTTATATATCCTTTTGCAAAAAATATTTCTACGATTTCTCTCAAAATTGGTAACATTTTAGAATGATGTATTGCAATTCCTTTTTCCAAAAGTGTAACCAAATTAATATATTCAGGTAAATGAAAATATTCTTCAAAATTTGGTATTTTCTCTCGTAATATTTGGTCACAATCTCTTTTTACTGTATAAGGAATTTTGGAATCAAATTCTAATAGATTTGTAGTAATTTCTTTTGAAAACAATTCAATTTGTTTTATAGAAAACATATAACAAATTGCTGGTGTCATTTCATTTTCTGTTAAATATTTGGTTACTTGATTTAATACATGTGTTTTTTTTATTCTAATATTATTTTTCTCAAATAAATCTAACATTTTTTTCATTTTAAAGTATTGTTCTTCGTTAAATTTACCTTTTGAATCTTGAATAACAAATGGTTTATTAGTTATTTGTTTTATTTCTTCATGAACTGTTTTATCTTTTATTGCTTTAAATATTCCTTGATTTGTTGTAATAAAAGAATAATGTGTCAATGGAACTGCTCTCTCCTTTTTAGATGTTAAATAAACAATTTTATCATTTTCTTGTACAACATTCTCTCCTTTTGTTTCTAACCAATAAGCGAACTGTGCAGGATCATCTAATGTAGCAGATAGTCCAATCATTTGAACGTGTTTTGGCAATAACATAATACTATTTTCCCATACATGACCTCTGCTTGCATCATTAATATAATGTATTTCATCAAAAATAACACATCCCAACTCAGTATAAATATCCATTTCAAATGAAACAGAAGATTGAATATTTGTTGAATTACTTTTTACTTGATATAATTTGTTCAATAAAATTTCAGTAGTCATAATTAATACATTTGCATCTGGGTTTGTTTTAATGTCTCCTGTAATTAGTCCTACACTAATATGTGGATATTTTTGAGAGAAATCGTAGAATTTTTGATTACTTAAACTTTTAATTGGAGAACAATAGATTGTTTTTTTGCCTTTTGAATAAAAAAAATCTAATGCAAATTCAGCAGGTAAAGATTTGCCTGAACCTGTTGGTGCAGTTACTAATACATGATTTCCTTCAACAATACTTTCAATCGCCCACTTTTGAAAAATATGTAATGGATATTTAAATTTATAAAAATGTTCTTTATATTTCGTTTCATTTTCATTTGGATAATTAGTTATAGAACATACTTTTACCATTATGTATATTAATAGTTTTATGTTTAAATTATTTCTTTAAATATAAAAAATGTTATCTATATTATATTATCTAATTATATTATCTAATTATTATATATAATGTCAAAAACATTAGCATTAATAATAAGATCACATGGTAGTATATTAACAAATTATTTACCTGAAACAGATATAAGTAATATACTAAGAATTATTCCTTTATCTGCATTTAATATTGAAAATTTACAGATTATTTCATTAGCAAAATTAGGAGGTGTATGTTATGGGAATCCAAAATTAGGTGATTTTATAAAACAAATATCTAAATATTACAAAGACCATCCAAAAACAACAGAAGAAAAGATTAAAGAAGTATTTTTAAATCTTATGCCTCCGCCAAAAATAAAAAGATTAACATATAATTTATTTGGTGACAGTTTTAATCCTGAAATAATTACGGTACCTAAATTTTTTTTAGAAAAATTGTATACTCCTTATGATAAAGATAGTGGAGTATTTATATTTTCAACTGATTTTTCATCATTTACACTTGATGAAATAAATAAAATTAAAACAATTTTACAAGGTTTAACAAATCAATTATTAGATATTGATCCAGAAACAAACAATCCAAGAGTTAATCCAGAAACTAATCAACCAACTGGACATCTTTTTAGACATCAAATTTTTGAAAGTTTAAAAGAATTTAGTATAAATAATTTAATTTTAATAGATCTTACATGTAACGCTTATACGCAAACAAACCCTAGTTATCCATTAAATGCTACTATTGTTAACTGGTTAAATGGTTATTTAACACAACATAATCTTAGAGGGGGAAAATATAAAAAAAAACTCAGAACAAAAAAATGCAAAAGAAGAACAAAAAAATGCAAAAGAACAAAAAAAAGATAAATAATATATAATATATAATAATGGAAACTATAATAAAAATACCCAAAAATGTTCTATATTTAATTCATATAACAAATAATGATTATAAAGATGAAAATCATAATTTAATTTGGAATGAATTAAAACCTAGTGGAAATGACCAATATCCAGGTGTATATTTTACATTAATAACAACAGATAATCGGTTAAGCGAAGAATTATATCCAGGTATGAATTGTTTAATATTTTCAAGAAATTTACTTAAACAATTTAATTATCATATAAATGTTACAGATAATAATGGTTTTATATCAGAAGGAAATACATTTTTTCCTTGTAATTTAAAAAAAGCAGTTGAAAAAATAAAAGAAAATGTATCTTTACCGATTGATGAACAAAATATAAATTATCAAAGAATGAATGAAGTAGTATTTCATGATCCGGTTTCTATGAAATATCTGTGCATGGATATACCAACAAAAATAAGCAATGATTTTTTACCAGACTATCCTATTGAAAATAAAGTAAAACCTGATACATCATTATTACCTTTTTATTGTTTTGCTCAACAAGAAGAAAAAAATAGATTAAAAAGTTCACTTAGTTTTTTTAAAAAAATGGCAATGTTTTGCAATATAGACAAGAAATATACATCAAAAAATAAAATAATAAAAAAAATAAAAAAAAATGAATTTTTTTTACAATCTCATAGATACAAACAAAATATAAAATTATTAAAATATATGTGTAAAAATAGTAAATTTAACAATAAATCAAAGATAAAAAATAAAAAAATAAA